ATCGATATCAGATACAATAGTAATCTGACCACCGGCAGTAGTATCTGCTTTCTGTGTTAAATGTGACATCGTAGCTATGTACGATAAGTGTAATCTACCCTGCTCTGACCAAATAACTTGATCAGCAGTCATAGACTCTTCTGCTCCAACTTGAGATAAAAAACCTGAAATAGTTCTGTTTCCAAAAACTTCAGCTTCTTTTTCCATTAAGTCAGGCAGGTATTGTTGTGCCCACCCCTGTGTAGCGGTAGACGTAAAATCGATATAATTCGAAGCTAGTGTTTGCGCTTGTGGAGCCGCAACGCTATTCAAATTACTTCCTGCAGTAATTGCCATTTTTTTTAATTTTTAATTTGTAATTATTTTCTTTTTTTAAATTTAAACTTAGGTTCTGAATCTACACCTAATGCTCTTACCTTCATTCCACTTTCTATCGGTGAACCGTGTGATTCTCTTGGGCTCATATCGATATTTTTAGATTTTGCCATACTATCTTTTAAAGCATCGGCTTTACCTTGTTCGTAAAAATGATTTGCAATAGCATCAGAATTCTGAGCAGTAAACATAGATTTATGGTAACCAGTAGCATCTTCCATTTGATTATTTTCATTCAAGAACTTCTTGATAAAATTGTTAATATTACTTTGGCTTTGCTTTACTTGGTTTGGATCTTTAACGTTAAACCTATACTTCTTGTCTCCAACTTTGTATTCAAAACCTTTGAATTCATCATTAAAAACTTCGTTAGTTTTACTTAAAAATCTATTCTTTGCTTGACTGTGAATTTTTTTAGTATTCTCAGACTCTTTGTTATATCTATTAAAACCATCAATAGCTTTTTGCTGTTCTTGAGTCAACTTTGACCCCGCTTTGATGTCTTCATAGTATTTGGATTTGTGCTCTTCCAATTGAGTTTTAGCGTTGGCAACTTGCTCTTTTAACGCTAATTTTTTTCTTTTAATATCTCTTTCCTCATCTATTTCTTCGTCAAACGAGAATTGATCTTCCATTAGGAAATCTATTTCATCCGATTCTAAATGTGGTTTAGTTGTTTTATAATATTCTTTTAGTAGAGTTTGGTTATCCATTTCGGAATAATCTCTATTTAATTTAACATAGTCTGTTAAATCTCCTCCTGTATCTTCCATAAAATTCATTAGCTTTTGAACATTTTCAGGAAGTTTAGCACCTGTTTCAATTGATTCCGCTATTTCTTTAACTTCAGGAGTTTCGTTTGTAACCTCTTCTAATACCGGAACATCCCCTTGTTCTGGAACTTTAATTTCTTCAACTGGTTTTGATAAATCTACCTTGGTAACTTCTTCAGCTTTTTTAGCTAGTTCCTTCAGATCTACTTTAGTAGTATTATCCTCTGGTTCTTTAAACTTTTTCATTTTAGGTTTTTTAACCTTTAATTTTTCAACTGTTTCATCTACTTTTGGTTGTTCAGTAATCTCTTCAACTACTGTTTCTTTTTTCTTTTTTGCCATAATATAATATAATAATAATTAATAATTTGTTTCTTATTTAGGTTCAAATGCACCTAATCGCATACCTCCACCTATAACATCGTTACCAGAAGATTCGAAACCTTTTTTAGTTATTTCATTTATTAATTTCTTGTCTTCCATTTCTTTTTCATGATAGTTTTTCGTTTTGAGATTTTTCGTTTCTTTATTATCTTTCATGATTTCTTTCGCTGTATCTCTTTCTCGAATCATTTTTAATTCCATTTCTTTCATTCTCATATTTAACTCAAACTCATGGTCCATTAATTCTTTTTTAACCTCTGCTTCTGCGTGTAAAGTACCTTTTTTGATCTCTCCTTTTTGTGTCTCTATTTTAATTTCGTTCTCTACAGCCGCAGCTGCTTTTTGGATCTCCGCTTGAGCAGCGGCTTCTGTTTGTTGTGTATTAGCTTCAGCTTGAGCCTTCATATTCTCTTGTTCCATTTGCTGATCCTTCTGCATTTTCTTCTTTCTCCTTATTTTTAGAAGTTGATTTGCTAACTTAATGTTTTTAATTTCTCTTAAATCAATCACGTCTTCTAAATCTATAGTTTGTTGAGATAAAGCAGTTTGTATATTATTTTCTAATAATTGCTTTTCTTCTTCGTCTGGAGCTAATTCTAAGAATATACCAAAGTCATACAAATGTAAACTTTTCATTTCTTGTAACGTGGCTACATTGTGTGATCCAATAGCTTGCACGAAAGCGTTTGCTGTAGGAGAATATTCTAATATATCAGATATTCTTAAACAAAGGTGTTCAGCTATTTCTTGTGTTATAAAAGCCCCACCTTGTAGTATATGTCTAGTTGCTGTGTTAGAGTTTGCGGCAGCTAGTTTTTGAACGCCAACTAAAGCTTTTGGGTCTGGTGTAGCCGCATCTCTCGCTTCGTTTAATCCGGTTGTATCCCTGATCATTTGTAAATAGTAGTTGTAAGTACCGATTAAACTCTGCATTTTCTCACCACCACCTGATTGTATTTCTTGAATAGGTATTTTACCAGGATTCGCAGCACCATCCGCGGTCATGGATCTACCTATAATACTACCTGTTTGGAAAAACATATTTAAAGCTTCTTGTGGATTGTAATTTGTTCCATTCCCTAAATCAATCTCCGCTAATCCATCTGCGTCTAAATAAATTCCATCTGGAATTATTCTAGACATCACTTGTTGTAATTTTAAGTGTGTAAGTTGGATCATGTCAGCAAAACCAGTTATTCTTCCAACTAAAGATTCAATACGTCCTTCATATATCCTAGGAGCAACAATAGAATAATTCATTTTAACTTTAGTATAATCACTTTTAGGACGCATCATGTTTTTAGCTTTCTCCCATTTAAGTAATTTCTTAGTACCTAGAACTAAAGCCCCTTCGTATAAACACTCTATTTTTCTACCAATTTTTTGAAAAGCTAAATCTTCTCCAACTGGAGGGTTAAAACTATCATCTTTTTCTATTAACTTCTGTAATCCAGTTGATGTTTCTTTTACTTTATAAACTTCGTTAATAAAAGTTTTGTAATTAAAATAAAGAATATCTATTTTGTTTTTATCTTCATCTGAGTTAAATCCACGATTCCCAAATCTATAATTATACTTGTAATTACTTTTCATCATTTCCTCTAACTCTGAATCTGTAAGATCTGGAAATTGTTTTATTAATTCATTTATAGGGATTGATTTAACTTCCCCAACATAGTAAATGTCATCAAAATATGGAGAATCTGTATAAGAATATACTAAATTCGCAGGGTCAACATAATCAATTACTACTCCCTCCGAAGTATTAAACGATGTTTTAGAAGCTGCTATGCCTAATACTGTTAAATCATATATAAGTCTCTTCCTTGTTAAATCGTATTTATTACCATCTAATAAAACGTTTATAGCTTGTTCTTCTGCTATTTCTATAGCTTGCTTATAATTCAAAGACATGTGTAAATCTAACTCTTCTTGAGTTTCTGGTATGTCTTCTTCTTTATTTTCCTTGAAGTCCATATTCATTAGATTTTTAGCCATTTTATCAAACTCTTGAACTTGCATATCTTTTAATATACCCTCCATATATTTAGTTCTCTTTTCTACTCCATAAGGATCTTGTGAATATGCTTTTATAGAATATTGTCTTTCTGATATACCATTTACAACTATATCTACAAATTTAGGTATTATTGGAACTGGTTTCCAATCTAAATTCAAATAAGACAAGTCGCCGTTAATAGATAATTCGTCTTTATATTTTTGAATTGATTGTTCTCCTCTAGCGTACAATCTTAATTTGTGGAAATTATTAGTATGATTAAAATATCTATTGTTTCCGTTTCTTTCTCCGTCAAACCACTCAGTCTCTATAGCTTGCGCTATTTTCAACCCATAATCATGGGATGATTTCTCTGAATCGCTAACTATTTGACTTGGAAAATTATGATTACCTCTCATATTATTCTTTAATTATTTTAGACATATTACCTTTATTTGAATATTTAGCAATATTTATGTTTAATTTTGGTTTTTCAATTTTTGCATTTGGAGCGTATAAATGTCTATTGCAAGCCATAATAGCTAATCCAGAACTTATCGTTGCATCAAATTTAGTTCTTTTCATTATATCAAATCTACTCCAGTCGTTCAGTGTTCTATTGAAATATATATTACCGTAATTACCATCACCTAAGTGTCCTACGTGTTGTTGTATGTACATTTCAATAGCGGCTGCATGCGCCTGTTTAATATCTTCACTTGAATTAGGTATTCCACCTATTTCTTTTTCAGCTACAGATAATTTATTCCATACTTTATCCGGTCTGTTCATACTAAATCCTCTATATCCTCTACGTCTTAAGTAATATAGTAATCTAGGTTTATTGTTTTCGCAAAGTAATGGCATTCCATAAAATACCAAAGCCATCAGTACATCTTCAAAGAATATTTCAGCAGTTGGAGGTCTAGCTACATATTCTAGGAAAAAATGATTTGGAGGATTATCTTCCATACTAAACTTAGTAAGACCATGTAAAGCTCCATTAGAACCCCTACCATCTACTGTTCCTGATATATCGTAACTATCACATCCAAAAGCTCCCATATGTTCGTTTCCTGGATATTTAATACCGTTTTTTAATATTACTTTATTCTGTAAATGAACTTGTGGTGTCCAACTTATTTTAAATCTACCTTTTGGATCTGGATAGAATATTACCTGTGTATCTTTTACACCATTTACCCACTGGAAATTACCAGTATTAACATTCGCTGTACTACCTATTCCTTCGTTATAATCTATTTGCTCGTATATTTTAACGAGGTTGAAAATACTATTTTTAGCCTCATCTCTAAATGCGTGCTCTGTAGTTCTTGGGAATTGTCTATAAAATTCGTTTAATCCGTCTTGATCAGACTTTAATCCTTCGGCTTCATTTTCCCAGTGTGTTACAATTCCATATTCTATTAGTTCACCATCTGGTCCGAATACATCATGATCTGGATTATCGAATACTGGATATCCGTGTTCGTCAATAAATCCTTCGTAGTTCCATTCCATTGGGATAAACAAAGAGTATAAACCAGACTTTGTTTGGCCATTTCTATTTCTTGAAGTGACATCTGACGCGTTGTATA